GGCGCCTGTCCGGATGGAACGGGCAGAGCCCCTTGAATTCTTTTCCGTTGCGCTTGAGTTCGACGTACCGTCCGACCACTTCAGCGATGGAAATTCCGGCCTTCAGGCCAGCGACATCGACTGCCATGATGTTCTATCCCCGTGCGCGCTTTTTTGATTGCCGCGCTGCAAAAACATGGTTTGCCCACCGCTCTGGTTTTTCGTAACCGTGCTCGACACCGTAGCGGACCAACTCCTCCAATGTGCGCGCACGCCCGCGCGCCGGGTCAAACGGTTTTCGCGGCTTGCCGTATCGTGACTTCGCCAGCAAGTCGGCGTTGAGTTCGTGGAGCTCGCCTGCGACGCGCTCGGGTTCAGCGCGCGACGTGGCCCAGCCGACGGTGATCGCGCCACACTCGGGGCAGTAGCGGAATGGTCTTGCGAACGCGCCGTAACACACCTTGCACGTAAACACCGCCGCTGTCTTTTTCTTTTTGCGCTTGCCGTCGAGCGTCCACGGGCGGACCTCGTCGGGCATCCCGTGGCGCATCGTGTTGCCGACCTGGTCGAGGTAGATCCCGTGCGTCTTGCCCGGCGCCGGTCGCAGCATGCGCCCGATGAACTGCAGGAAGAACGTGAGGGACTCGGTGGGGCGGTTGTCGATCAGGCACTCCACTCCGGGGATGTCGACGCCCTCGCCGAACAGATCCACGTTGCACAGGTGCGTGATCTCGCCGCGGCGGAAGTCAGCGAACAGCCTGCGCCGCTCTTGGTCTGGCGTCTTGGCGTCGAGGTGGACGGCGACGAAGCCAGCTGCTCGGAACGCCTCTGCGGTCGCTGCGCTTGCCTCCACGCCCACGGAGCGGATCAGGCAACGCTTGCCCATCGCATGCTTGCGGTACTCAGCTATCGAGTCGCCGACGATCGTCGACTTGGCGACGGCCTCGTTCATCTGGTGCTTGTTGAACTCGCCGGCGACGTGACCGACCTGCGACAGGTCGAGCGTGGTCGGTGGCGGCGCGAAGATCTTGTAGTCGGCCAGGTATCCGTTGTCGATGAGCCAGCGCATGTTCTGGCCCTCGACGATCTCGTCGAAGTGCGTGCCGAGGCCCCTGCCGTCGAGGCGCTGGGGCGTCGCCGTCAGGCCGATGTAGAACGCGTCCGGATAGAGGTCCTGCACTCGCGACCACTTCGGTGCGACGCAATGGTGCGCTTCGTCGGGAATGACCACTCGCGGCGTCGGCAGGTAGTGCAGGCGCCGAGGCAGCGAGTCGATCAGCACGACCTGCAGCGGCTTGCTGCCCTCGATGTCATGTCCGCGAGCAACGATGCCGACCGGCAGGCCGGCGTCGCAGAACGCCTGCGCGCTCTGGTCGAGCAGTTCGCGCCTGTGGACCATGAACCACACCGGGAGGAAATCGCGCTCGATGGACGCGGCGCAGATCTTCGTGGCAATCCTGGTCTTCCCGCCACCCGTGGGCAGGACGATCAGGGGCCGCTTGATCTTGCGCCGCATCGCACCGCGTACGCGCTCGAGCAGTTCCTCTTGGTGGGGGTAGAGGTCGATCACGGCACGGTGCCCCGGTCATCGACCCACCGACCCATCGTGATCGCGTACGGCCTGCTCCCAGAACATTTCACGCTGTTAGGCACGAAGAGCTGCCACTGGTGGCACCGCTCGCACCGGCGCTGGTCCGGCAGGATGAAGTACCACCATTTGTGGCCGAACAGTCGGCACAGGATTTTCACTTCCCCGCGACCTCGACAACGTAGATTTCGCTTCCGCTGTCGAGGCTGTTAGCCATGCGGATACTGCGCCCGTAGTCCTCCATCACGACGCGCCAGCGCCGCCGACTTGGCAGTTCGCCTTGCGCCGCCGCTGGGATAACCTCGCGCAGATGCGTGTAGCCCTCTGCACACAGATCGACCGGTGGAGTGTTCGAACAGAAACTCCTCAGACCGACTAGGTCGATCCACTTCACCCAGCACTCGCGAGGCACTGGTGGTTCCGGGTCGCGCTCAATCGTCACGACGTAATGCGCGCCCGGCGGCAAAGCATCCAGATACAACTCGACCTTTTCTCTCATGGCGACAGCCTCACAATTGATTCGACAACCAGCCACCACCGAGAACCGGGCGCCGATGGCGACACCCAGTTCGTCGGAGCAAGCCAGCGCGATCCGTCGCGGCCCATCCCGATGGCAGCGAGCGATGACCCGCCAGTTTTCCAAACGACCTTGTACAGGCCGTTCGGAAGACGCCTGGCCTCATCCTTGGTCACGCCTGCGGCACGTCGATCTTGAGTTGCTTCGGCGGACCCGGCTGCGCGTTCGCGTCGTAGATCTCCTCGGGCTTGAGGCCGAACGCTTCCTTGATCGACAGGATCGTCACGTCCCAGCGGTTGTAGCTGGCGAAGTTCTCGGCCTGATGGCGGGTGTTGGCGGTGACGTAGATGATGTCGCCGGTGACTTTGTCGCGGACCTTGTAGTAGCGCGGCTCGGAAGGCTTGCGGGTGGTGGGGGTTGCCGGGGTGGTGGTTGCTGCAGTGTTCATTTGTATAGTCCTATACTGGATGAGTTCTGTGGCCCCGAATTCGATCATTCGCTCGCGGGGATCGTGGTATTCCGGTTTCTTGATGCACTCTTCGCAACAGAGAATCTCGCGTCGTCCGTATCCTCCTTCTGGGTTTATGACGTAGTAGGTGCCGCTCTTGATGAGATGCTGGCCGTAGGCGCAGAGCGGGTAGTGGCGCTGGTCATGGTCGCCGTCAGCCATCGGTCTTCGCTCGCGGTGTACGCTTGATAGTGCGCTTGTCGATGTATCGCCAAAGCTTCTTGTGATCAGACTCGATTTTGTCGGCAAGTTTTCTGGAAATCTTGGTGAACAGTTCCTTGGAAACCTCGCGCGTTATGCTGCGTATCGATGCGGAAAGTATTTCCCTCGCGCGAACGCGTATGTCGTCGAGAACCACGTCAGAAAGCGCGTTGACGCCGACGGCATCCCACGGCATTTTGTCTGATCCTTCTTTGCGTCGGCCCTGGTAAACCCTGCCGTGGCCGAGGTCCAGCGGTGCGGGTTGCTCGGCGCGCACGTAGCCGCTCGACGCAAGATCAGAAAGCGCGATCTGTAGTTGGCAGCGAGTCCTTTTCGCCTCCTCCTCAGACCATTGTGCAGACTCACGCCAGCGCCGGTTCTCGCGCCGCAATTCAGCATTGGTTGTGCGCTCACGCCTAGCCATCGGAGTGTCCTATCAGTTTGTGGTAGTCGTCCACGCTCGTTACGACGCCTGCGATCCCTCCGAAGGTGCGGATGAAATCGAGGAATCTCTGCTGTTCTTTCGTCGGTTTCTTACCTTTGCGTTTGACTTCCAGCGCCGTGAATATCAGGCCTCTGTACGCAACGCCGTCCTGCGTGTAGCAAACGCGCTGAGTCCAACCCAAAAGGTCGGATCCCCCAACCCCGCCAACCCCATACGGCACGGTGTATACACTTCCACTTTGCGCACGGTAACTGGCCCGGCCAACATTATTCCGAAAAAGCCGATGCCCCAGCCGCGTGGCCTCGATGATCAACTCGCCGTAGAGTTCGGATTCAGACACTGGCAGTCTCCGGCGTCAGCACCCACCCTTCCGGCAGGTGCGCGTTAACCAACGTAATCGTGATCCACTGCGAACTGCAGTGCTCGCACTTGATCGGCTCGCCAAGCTTCGGCGGCGTCAGTGGCACATGCAGCGTCAGGCAACGCTGGCAGATGAGGAGGTGCATGGGCTTCCCCTACGCCGCTGCGCGACGTCGTTTTGCTTTTTCGTTCTTCGCTAGTTCGACGAGCGCGGAGCCCGTGTCCCACGCCGGAATGATTCCGTTTTTCACGCGGTGGACGGTCGGCTGAGATACGCCGATTGCTTCAGCGATCGCCGCTTCGGTCCAGCCGCGTGCGATGAGAGTTTCGACTGCATATTTGGGTGTCATGGTGGATGCGAGACTATTCCTGCCACGCGCCCGGAGTCAAGGACTTTTTATTCGCTTGCGTATCGGTATGCGTAGGCGTATATTCGTGGCGTAGCACCACCACCCGACTGGAAGCCACCATGAAACTGATCTCCGCCGCAGGCATCTACGACATGCCGTTCAGCCAGTACCTGGCCGATCCGTGTGAACGACCCTCCCTCTCCTCTGGAATCGCCAACCGTCTGCTGACGGCCAGCCCGCTCCACGCCTGGCAGGACCA